CAGCTATTCAGATGCTTCTGAAAGAGCTGCTCCAAGGCGCAGGGAAGCTCCTCCAGCGGCTCCTCCATCTCGAGGCTCCAATGGCACGGGATCTCGTCCCACAGTCGTCAGGCTGACCGCAGCAGAGCGGGAAATGGCTCAGATGATGGACATGACAGATAAAGAATACGCCCAACACAAAGCTGCCCTCATGAAAGAAGGCAAACTGCATTAAGGAGTTTAAAATGGAACGTGGTTCAGTTCGTCGTACACGCCGTACGATTTCTAAAATTGATCAAGTATTGTCCGAGGAAAATCAGGAGAATGAAGCAACTGAAGCTCCTGTGACATCTATTCGGCCATCTTTACGGGAAGAAGATCCTCGTGAACTTGCTCGTCTGCGTACTATGCAATTGCTTGAACACTTAGGTGAAGATGGCATTGAAGGTTCGGTTGATGAGTTTTACATCGATCCTTCCGTCATTCCTGATGGGTGGGATTACGAATGGAAACGTAAATCAATCCAAAATTGGGAAGATGTTTCCCACCAATTGGCTGTTGCCCATACTGGCTGGACACCAGTGCCAATTTCACGCCACCCATCGATGATGCCTGAGCACTCAAAATATCAATTTATTGAGCGCAAAGGTTGTATTCTTATGGAGAGGCCCCTTGAAATCACTAAAAGATTTAAGGCGGCAGCGGCAAAGAAAGCTACGCAACAAGTCCTTCAGAAAGAAGCACAACTTTCTGAAACGCCTATGGGTACAATGGATCGGTCGCGGCCAAATATTAACCGCAACTATAATATCCCAATCCCTGAAAAATGAGATTAAAGGGCGGCCTTTGGGCCGCCTTTTTTCTATCTGTTGACAACAGGTATAATTTTCATCTATATCTTGTCTATGCCTTCCCCCGGTGTGGAAGGATTTAACCTATCCCTTGGTTCTTAGTCGCCCCGGTGTTGCGATGATGGACTTTCCTGTAAAAAGGAGGCTCCGTTATGGCAAATACAAATGCGCCTTTCGGATTCCGTCAATATCAGGGCAACGGCTCTGCTCCAACATATGAGCAAGTCGCTGTTGTTATTGATTATAATGCTTCAGCAATCTTTTACGGCGATCCTGTAACAGCTCAGGCTGATGGTACAGTCGCACAATCAGCTTCAACTGGTTCCACACCTGGTGCTCTTGGCATCTATGGAATTTTTTACGGCTGTAAATACCTCTCAGTATCGCAAAAGCGCACAGTCTGGTCCAACTATTGGCCTGGTTCTGATGTTGCTTCTGGCAACTACGTTGAGGGTTATGTTTGTACAGATCCTAATGCAAAGTTCCTCGTGCAGTCTGACAGCACAGGCATTGCTTTCCCTGCTGACATCAACGCCACAATCGGCTTTGCTATCGGCACAGGCAATACTGCAAATGGTATCTCAGGTGCTTACCTCGATACTACCACTATCAACACTGCAACCTATAATGTGAACGCTCCCTTCAAGATCGTTGGCATTTATAACTTCCCACCCGGTGCAAACGGCACATATTCAAATGGGCAGGCATACGATTACGCAATCGTTATGTTCAACAACGAATATACCCGTAACTTGCAAGGCGTCTAATAGGAGTAAGGAACAATGGCTGTCAATCTCTCAGCAATTAAAGACCTGCTCCTCCCAGGACTTCGTGGGATCACAGGTAAGTACGAGCAAATTCCTCGTCAATATGACAAGCTCTTCACTAAATTCAATTCGAAACTGGCTCTCGAACGTACCGCTGAAATGCGTTACCTCGGCTACGCTCAGTTGAAAACTGAAGGCGGTCAAACAGGCTTTGATAACAACGCTGGCGAACGCTACGTTTACAATCAAGAGCACTTGGAAATTGGTCTTGGTTATGCCATCACTCGCAAAACGATTGATGACAACCTTTATAAGTCACAATTCTCCCCTTCAAACCTTGGCTTGATGGAATCTTTCAATCAAACTAAGGAAATTTATGGCGCTAACATTTTCAACACTGCTCAAACCTACAACTCTTCAGTTGGCGGTGACGGCGTTGCACTTTGCGCCACAAACCATCCTATCGATGGCGGCACAGTTGCCAATACACCTTCAACACAGGTTGATTTGAACGAAGCAACATTGCTTAACGCAATGATCGCAATTCGTACAAACTTCCGCGACCAAGCTGGTCTGAAGATGTATGCTCGTGGTCGTAAGTTAGTCATTCCTCCTCAGTTGGAACCAGTTGCTATTCGTCTTTTGAAGACAGAATTGCGTCCTGGTACAGCAGATAATGATACGAATGCTATCCTTATGACTGCTGGGGGTGTTCCAGATAGCTACATCGTGAACGATTACTTGACCTCGCCTTATGCTTGGTTCTTGTTAACAAACATCGATGGTCTCGCTTATATGGAACGCGTTCCTTACGAGATGGATATGCAAGTTGATTTTGTCACTGATAACCTGCTTGTTAAGGGCTATGAGCGTTACAGCTTTGGCTACTTCAACTGGCGCGCTATCTATGGTAACTTCCCAACCAGCTAATAACGGACAGCCTCTCATGTAACAGTGAGAGGCTCCTTAAAGGAGAAAAAAATGTCTGATATTAATGGCGGATTTTATCCAAACGCAAATGGCAGCTCGATATGGGCTGGCACTCAGTTTAATGGCCCAATTACCGCTGGTAACGTGGTTCATTCTGATGGCACTGGCAACCTTGCTGGCCTTGGAGAAACAACAGGCACAGCTAACTGTGGTTATGTTGTGATGGCGCAATCTGCTGTGGTAACACAAGCAAGTGGCGCTACTACGATTGTTATTCCTGCTCAGTCGCAAATCCTCTCCATCAATTTGATGGTGACAACTGCGTTTACTGGCGCGGCATCCACTTTCTCTGTTGGTGCAACAGCTGGCACAACCGCTGCCACTGCTTTTTCACCTAACACAGAAAGCGCAGCATCTGCTGGATTGGTTTCGATCACTCCTTCAACAACTGCTCAGATTGCTAACTGGGATAACGTATCAAACAGTACCTTCCAAACTGGCGGTCCTCAAGACGTTCAGATTAAGGTAACTTCGGCAAACACTGGCTCTGGTGTGGGCACACTTACAGTGACCTATCTCCAAGGCATCAACAACGCATCGTAGTAGGAGGCTCTAATGAAGGGTCACAAAGAACATCACCACATGAAGCATAAAGGTAAAGCTCACAAGACCACTGGCGGTGTTGTGGACAAAGATCCAGCTCCACATGAAGTTTACGAAGGTGCTGGTTCTCATGTTGTTCATGAAGCTGAAGAAAAGAAGCACGGCGGCCGCACAAAGCGCAAGCACGGCGGTCATGTAATGCATCACCATTCAGGTCATGTTAAACACGTTGGTATGCACGGCGCTCACGCTAAACATCACGCAGGCCGTAAGCCTCGTAAAAGCGGTGGCAGTGTGGAATCAAACCCTTTCTCACACGCTCGGCACGGAACTGAGCCAAAAGGCCACAAGGTCCAGCAAGAGTGGGAATAATTAGTTAGCGGGGGGCTTCGGCCCCCTTCTTTCCTTAAAAGGTTTTATCATGACAGGCGCTTGGCAACGTAAAGAAGGCAAGAGTCCTTCTGGTGGTTTGAATGAAAAAGGTCGTGCATCTGCTCGCGCAGAAGGGCATCATTTAAAAGCGCCAACAAAAGACAGCGAAAATCCTCGTCATCAAAACTTTAGGGCAAGAATGTGCGGGATGAAGGAAAAACTTACTTCTGCTAAAACTGCTCATGACCCTAATAGCCGTATTAATTTGGCGCTGAAAAAATGGGGCGTCAAATGCTAAAATGCACTCGTTGCAGCAACTATAAGCCTGAAACAATTGAATTTTTTCCTCTTCATAATAAGAAGAAAAATGGCTTAGATAGTTGGTGTAGAGATTGCAGAAATTCTTATCGTTCTGAAATTCGCCGTGGAAATTATAGAAATATGATTTCTGACAAGGATTTAAAAGATATTTTATCCAGTACGATAAGATGTACAATTTGTGGAAATGAAGAAACTCTTGTAGTTGATCATGACCATAAAACTAATCAAATTCGTGGTATGCTATGCAATCACTGTAATCGTGGATTGGGTCATTTTAAAGATGATCCAGACTTGTTAGAATATGCACGAATTTATTTATTGGCTTCAAAAAATGACCTTGAAGCTGAAAACTATGTTAAAATACATAGTGGACTAAGTTTGTATGGGAGTAATTGATGTCCGAAGAAAAACAATTTTGGGATACAAAACTCCCCAAAGATCATCACACGAAACATTTAACGCACAAAAAAGTGCAATTGGCTAAAGCGCACGCAAGAGCTGCTGGCAGACCTTACCCAAATCTGGTAGATAATGCTGCTGTTGCACGCATGAAAGGTAAATAATCATGGCTTCCTTTTCTCAACCAGGCGTAGTCTGGGATTCGATTACAAAAAATGGCAAACATGAACCATTCGAATTGCAAGTTGGTCGTGGATTAATCTCATACCATCAACCTGTTGAGATTTTTGGCTATTCAACTCAGGTTGCATCAACTGCTCTTGGACCTGTTTGGGAAGGTCTGACACAATCAGGCGGCGCTTATGCTTACCCATCATCAGCTATTCAGCTTGTTTTGTTGAGTGCATCTGGTGCAACTGATGCTGGTTTGATTGTTCAGGTCAACGGCTTGGATGCAAACTATAATGTCATTTCAGAACTGGCGACACTCAATGGTTCTGGAACTGTCACAACAACTAATTCCTATTTCCGTATTAATGGTTTGTTTGTCACAAACGGCCTTAATGCTGGCAATATTACTGCTAAATCGTCTGGCGGCACATTATACGCTCAGATCAATGCTGGTATTGGACAAACACAAATGTCCATTTACACAGTTCCAGCTGGCTATACCTTCTATCTTACTTATATCCAAGCCA